TCATTCCCTTGTTCGTCATTTCCTGAACCAAATAACCCTGAGAAACTTCTATCCAATTTCTGTATACTTGATAAAAAAAAACAATGGATTGGTAAACGTGCATAAAATTTGCCCCTTGTAAGTCCTCTGCATATTCGCTATGCTTGGCAGCATCATACTTATCGTCTACCCATTTACCCCACCAGGTTTTGCGTTGTGGCATAACCATTGAGGCTGCTAACTTGTGTAGGTTACCTACTAAATCGGTGCTGAATACTTTTGTCTCGATGTATCTGGCTGCTTTGATCTGCTGCACATCATAAATAAACTTGTAACGTTTGCCGTTTACTTCAGTGTACTTAACAGGCTTACCTTCTATCTTATCGTCTAAAAAGTTTAAGGTTACCTTTAATTTGTTAAACTCCCCTACACTTAGGCTATCTACTTGCGTGTCTGTAAGGTTATGCAAAATGCCTACTAACTTACTTTCTACATCTAAGGTTGTCCAATCCTTCTCAGGCTTAGTAACTATTGGATAGATTTGTTGGTACTGCCAAACTGTGATTTCGTTCCAAGTCATTTTCTTAGTTTTAACATTATCTCATAAGCAAGATGCCCACCTATGTAGCATAACGCTGCCAAAGGTAAGCAAATTGCAAAGAAGTACAATATTTTTATTACTTTAATGATACGGCTACACTTGTTGTGCTACTCTTGGCAGGTGGGTAAACTCTTGTAACCTCTCCCGTAACTCCGTTAATAATGTCAAGTCCTTGATGTGGAACTTTCTTAAGGAACTCTTCCATATCCTTTTTGGCTTTAGCTGCGCTATTGTACTCGTTCAATATCTCATCGTAAGCAGGACTTTCACATTTGCTAAAGTCATACTTAACCCCTACTTCTCTAATGTTAAACTTAGCACTCATATACTCAAAGTCCTTGCCATTTAATACGGCTGCTTGTAATACCGCATCTTTATAGTCCTTGTTTGCCTTTAGTGTTTCAAGCATATCCTCTAAGGCTTTAACCTGAAGATGTGTTTTAAGTGGGTCAAGTTCCCCTGCGTTTAAGCGTTCAATTAATTGGTAGGTAAACTCAGTCCTTTGTTCTTTTGTTGTTTCGAAGATTTGTTGTAGTTCCATTTTATATTGTTTCGGGTTTGTAATTATCAATATCAAAAAAGCCAACTTTTGACTTATGTTCTGGGCTTCTCATTCTACGCTTAGAAGGTTCGTAACCCTTCTCGTTGCAGTAAGTTAGTATCTCTAAGTAAGTCGCATCAATGTTAGACATCATAATGCTAATCGGCTCACTTGCGTAATATTTGTCTATGTAATCTTTTGTGCTTTGGGTCATTGTGTTTAATTGTGTAGTCAAATAATGCTGCCATTACAAAACCTGTTGCAATTAGCAGAAGGCAAATAGCGTAGATCATTTTGAGTAGATGTCTTGAAGTTGCCCAATAAGGTAACAAGCTACTAAAAATACGGCTAAAAGTTGTGCGGTTTGTTTTTTCATTGTGTTTGTGTTTTGATTAAATAATAACCAAATATACAAGTTTTACACAATCCACCAAATTTATTTTTGTAACCTTGTTGCAATTATAGGAAGGCATACCTACCCGTGCCACGTTTAAGGCTGAAGTTCTGCCAAGCCAAAGCCAAAGCCATAACGGCATCATCGTGGAAGCCTGAAGGTGCTGAGTACTTTACCCCAGTTGCCGTATACATATACTCAAATACTTCAAGTTCCTGGCTGATTATCCCTTCTGGATAGCCTATCTTCCCTTGATGTATCGCAGCTTGTAAGCCTTCCATAAGTTGCTGCTTACTTGAACTTGTGAACTTTAAGCCTTGTATCATTACCCCTTCTCTTTGTAAGTCCTCAAGGATAGGGTCGCCAACCCCCGTAGAATCGACAAGGATAGGGCATTTTGGCAGCCTAATGATAGTTTGCTTGGTATTGTGCCAATCCATTTGAAAGCGGTCAAAATAAGCCACGTTTCCATCTTCGTCTAACCCTACTATAACAGTCCAATCGACTGACTTCGCCAGATCAATTCCATAAGCTACAACCGGCATTGTTGTTACTGGGTGTATGCAATTACGAATGTATTGACTACCGAAAGGGTTTGCTGCGTTCTCGGCAGGGTTTGCCATATACTCCTGCTCGAACACAACCTCTGGGAGTTGCCTACGGGCATCGTCTATCTCTTGTGGGTCTATGTAAGGGTTATCGTATGTAGTGAACTTAAAGCTTTGCCAATCGGGTTCTGCTTTGCTAAACAAACTAAAGAAGTAGTTTTTACCTTTAGGGGTGCTAAGGAATATAGCCTTGCCCTTGTAGTCCGTTAAGGTAGGTCTTATTGAGTTGAGCCACCCATCTTCAAGGTTAGGTATAAAGGAAGCCTCGTCTATTACGGCTAAGTGAAACTTTAAACCACGAAGATTGTCTAACCTTTCCCCAGTAAAGAAACGTATACTACCACCCGTAATAAAAGTAATAACCAGGTCGCTCTCATTCTTAGAGTATATTTCTAATGGCAATAGGTCAACTATTTCCTTAAAAAATATCTTTCCTAATTGGTAAGTAGGGGTAATGTAAGCTACACGCTTTTTATTTACTGCCGTGTCTATGCTTATCGTTTGGCTAATCAATGACTTGCCAAATCTTCTCCCTGCCATCATTACAATAAATCTACTTTCGCAGTCGATTACTTGCTTTTGTGCAGGGTGTGGTTTATGTAAGCTTAGACCTATTGTTTGCATTACTTATCGTAAGTTATTTTGATCTCACTTACTTCGTGCTTATTCTCGGACTTCTCTACTAAGCTATTCAAACGCTGAGTAATGCTTGGATTGTAAACCCCTGCCATACCCCCTTCGATTTGGTCTTGCCTTATTTTTTTCCTAATATGCGAACAGATGGTTAAAAAATCTGCGTAAGCATTATTTGTATTAGCAAAGTAGTGGCTTAAATCTCCTATAATTCCTTTGTCTGCGCAAAAGTTTTCAAAGCCTTCTATTGTCAAAGGTCTTTCTCTTAATCTGTAAACTTCGTCTCCGTCTTTACCTACGAAATCGTGTACTTTAATAGGATTGCTTTTGCAGTATTCTGCGTATTCGTTAAAGTATTGCAGCATTAATTCTGGTGTCTCTATAAGTTTAAACCTACCCATCTATTTTATTTTTATAGTGTTGGCATATCCTATCCATTACAGAAAGGTAATATGTGTTAAAATCTTTGTATCCTTCGTTGTCTTGTTCGTATGTTTTGTATAAGATGCCCCTTAATCTTTGGCTCGGTGTCTTAAAGGTGTCTGGGTCTGCCTTTAGGTTTTCTATTATGTCTTGCTCTTCTTTACTAAACGGCTCTTCTTTAATTGCCAAGTAGCAGAACTGTTGGTTAAGTTGGAATATATCCGCAGCATCTTTAGGACTTAGTTCCTGGGTTGCTAAAGTTAGCTTGATTGTCTTGTCTTTGCGTGAGGCAATGCTTTCTATTTGTGAACTTAATAAAATCATAGTATGCCGTTAATTATGTCGTTTGCTTCGTCTATTGCATTCTGTTGTTCAATGAAAGTGTCAACGTCTGCTATGTGCTTATTGATTAAAGTTTCTGCCATCGCATATGTGTAGTTACCGATTGTGGTCATATCGTCTCCATTTTTACCCGTCTTACATACCGCAAGGAAGTAAGCTTTGTTTGTTAATAAATACCATATAGCCCATAACTTTCTCATCTGCCTTGACCTTTGTAATCTTTAGGTCTTGGGTTATGCTTGTTAAAGGACTTCTTTGCAGAACCTCTTTTGCGTTTGCCAAAGCTAACTTTGTTATTGTTCTCTTTAATCTTTGCCATAATTCTTTGCGTGTATGTCTTTTAGGAACTCTTTATATTGTTTTTTATCTCCGTATTCTATGTGGCACTTCCTACATAACCCCATTAGGTTTTCAATCGTGTCTTTGTCTTTGCTGCCACCCATTCCCCTCGCATCAATATGATGTATGTCTACCGCTTGTGCGCCACACACTTCGCAAGGAATGAAGTCCGTTTTTTTATACCCCATTCCCTGCAAATAAATTTGTGTGTGTTTCTGCATACTTTCCCCATTAAATTTTCCGTTGATTAATAATTAAAAAATTTAAGTATGCAAATTATTTTCCGTCTATTTCTTTTAGTTTATTAATTGCCCATTCAACCCCACTCGTACCGCCCCACGCATCCCAGGCAATTCCGCCACAACCTTCGCTATAAGGAACGTCTTTATGTTGTTGATGTCTTTTAAAGGAAGCCATACGGGCAATCGTATCTCTACTAATCGGCTCACGATTTGCCAACTGTCTTGCCCTTGCTTTTCCCGTTGCTTCAAGACAAGAACCCCAACCATTTTTCTCAGCCCATTCTATTGCCCTCTTTGCGTTGTTAGTTGCACTTTCAGGGTAGTCAGTATAGCTATCTGCGAACTTGCCACCTGCAAGGATAGCCTTCCAAACTTGGTTAGCCTTCTCTTCGGTATCGTAAACGCAACCGCCTGAGCCTATTCTATATTTCCCGTTTGAGCATTTTATTACTGGCATAGTTTACTATAAATATACTTTCGGTCTAAATTTATCTCGTCAAAGTTATACTTCTTTTGGCAGAACTCAAACAACTTCTGTCCGCTTTCCTTTCGCATATCCGCGTCGCTCACTAAATCTTTAATATGTTTGTACCAATCCTTCTGACTTTTAACGTAGTGTACCGGCATATCTAAGTACGGATTGACATAGCTAACTATGGCAGGGTTCTTTTTAGCAGCCGTTTCTAATACCTTAAGGTTGGACTTCATAGCGTTAAACTTGTTATCTACCAATGGAATAACTGAAATGTCTGAGTCCGTATAAGCACCCATGTATTCCGTAACCTTTGCATAGTTATAGATCGTAGGGTTAAGCTTTAGTCCGCAAGTAAACGCATCAATCATTTTATCCCATATAGGCTTCTCCCCGTCATTGTAACCTGCAATAACAGTTCTTATATTCATACCTTGTAGCCTTTTGAACGGCTGCCTAAGTATTTCTAAATCTCTTTCGTGCGTTCCGCTTCCGCTCCAGAACAATCTTACTTTGTAATCTTCGGTCTTGTTATCCTGGAACTGCTCTTGCCCGTAAGGTAATGCGTTTGGTAATATGTGAACGTTCTTATTGTATTGGCTTATCTCACTTGCTAACCTTTCGTGTGTGCAAGTGCAAAGGTCTGCAATCTCTAAGTAATCGGTAATTTGTTTGCCTATGTTATTGTACTTGTATCGGTAATACAAAAGATGCGTTTCGCTAAGTTCCCAGTAATCGTCATTATCGACTACTAACTTGAAGCCATACTTAGTGCGCCAAGTGTCCATTTGCTTTGCATCTATTTCGTTAAGCATTCTATTCATTAGCACAATATCCCAACCCTGCTCAAGTAGTTCGTCATTCAATACATCGGTAATAAGTGCATACTCTTTTTCCATATAAACAATAGGCATCATAATTCGGT